ATATACCAAAAGAAAGGTTCATACTTATACAATCTTTGATAAAAACAAGGAAGTAGCTGCTATATTTGGTACAGTTTCGTCAAGACAAAACGATAAAGTAGGTACAATATGGTTATTATCTTCAGAAATATTAGATAAGAATTACTTATATTTTTTAAAAAGAAACAAGTATTGGACAGAATATTTAGAGAAAAACTATGATTATTTGTCTAATTATATAACTGCAGAGCATACTAAATCTATCAAGTGGTTAAAGTGGCAAGGGTATAAATTTTCTAAACCTATGCTTGTAAATAATGTAAAAATGTATTACTTCTATAAACGAATACAAAATTGTATTCAAAATAGAACGCAACCTATTTTGAATGATGTTGGCCCATCTTGGACAACCAGCTTACCTCAAAAGAGATAATTGCTTAATTAACAACAAACGACTAATAAGGAGGCAACATGAGTACATCTATATCAACAGCCTTTATTAAGCAGTTTGAAGCTGAAGTCCACATGGCTTATCAAAGAATGGGATCAAAGCTGAAAAACACAATAAGGCAAGTTAATAATGTACAAGGTAGTCAAGCGAGATTCCAAAAAGTAGGCAAGGGTACTGCTGTTAATAAGGCAAGACACTCTCAAATTCCTACAATGGATATTTCTCACTCTACTGTTGATGTTACTTTATCAGACTTCTATGCTGCAGACTATGTAGATAGATTGGATGAATTAAAGACTAACATTGACGAACGACAAGTTCTGTCATCAAATGCTGCTGCTGCATTAGGAAGAAAAACAGACCAACTCATCATTGATGTTTTGGATGCTGGTACAAACTCAAACAATGTCGCACATGGTTCGGCTGGTTTAACTTTAGCTAAATCACTAACTGTGTACGAAGCGTTTGGTGGTGCTGACATCCCTGATGATGGACAGAGATACTTTGTAGTATCTCCTGCTGGATGGGCTGATTTATTACAAATAGATCAATTCAGTAGAGCAGAGTATGTTGGAGAAAATGATCTTCCATATGCTGGTGGAATCACAGCTAAAAGATGGTTAGGATTTATGTGGTTCACTCATTCAGGTCTTTCTATTTCTGGTTCAACAAGAGAATGTCATGCATTCCATAAATCAAGTGTTGGTATCGGAGTAGGTTCAGAGATCAGAACAGAGATCAACTACATTCCTGAAAAAGTCAGCAACTTAATCACATCTTACATGTCAATGGGTTCTACTATGATTGACAATGATGGTGCGATCAAAGTACAGATAACAGAATAGGAGGCATAAATGGCATATTCAGCAAGTAACTTACGAAAAGTCGCTGGTGGAGCTATGAGTGTATTCTTATATGATTCTGCTGACGCAATCGGAACTATCGCTGGTAGTGGCTACTTTAATAGTGCAACCAATGAATTAAAACAGAATGATGTTATAATCGCTGTAGGTTCAACTGGTGGTACTAGAACTGTAGATATGCTAGTAGTTTCATCTGCAACAGGTGCAGCTACAGTTACTACTATCAATGGTACATAATAACTAAACATGGTATGGGGGGATTTACTTCTCCCCATATCTAGTGTACATATGAACTATGGCTAATTCTAAATTTGATATCTGCAATAAAGCACTCGTACTTGTAGGTGCTAATACAATCACAAGTTTTAATGAATCAACAACAGAATCCAAAGTAGCAAACAATCTTTATGAATCTACTTTAGAAAATTTATTAACTAGATGTAGATGGAGATTTGCATCTAAACAAAAACAATTAAGTAAAAATACTACTAATCCTGATGCTAGATATGAATCTTCATATGCTATGCCAAATGATGCATTAGTTATACACACAATAACAGTTTCTGATGATGTTATTAAATACGACATATATGGTGGAAATATATTTACAAACACAACATCTAGTGATACCTTGATATCGGATTATACTTTCCAACCCAGTGAAAGCGATTTTCCTCCCTTTTTTACACAGACGCTAGTCTTTGAACTAGCGTCTTTGTTTGCTGGTGCAATTGCTCGTAATGATCAGTTATCAGAGTTATATCACAAAAGAGCAGTAGCCCAGTTAGCAGTATCAAGAGCATTAGATTCACAACAACAAACTACTAGAAATCTTGATCTTGATAGATTTAGAAATGTTAGAAATAGAACTGCGCTAAATAATATAACTGCAAAATCTCCATAGGAAAATGATATGGCTAGACAAAGGGTTCATCAATCAAGTTTCTTACGAGGGGAATTAAATCCAACAATAGTATCAAGAGTTGATCTTGCAGCATATGGTCAAGGATTAAAGAAAGCTAGAAATGTTATTCCAATAAACCAAGGTGGTATTGAAAGACGAGGTGGTTCTGTATTTCGTGCTGATCTTGGTGCAGAAACTAGATTAGAAACATTTATATTTAATCAAAATCAAGAATATATATTTGCATTCCAAAACCAAACATTAAAAGTTTATTCTACTAATGGTACTTTAGTAGCTACATTATCAAGCTGTCCTTGGGTTACTGCAGAGTTATTTGAAATGGATATGACTCAATCAGGAGATACCATGATAATAACACATCAAGATTTTGTACCACAAGTTATACAAAGAACTGGAGCAACATCTTTTACAAGAGCAGCATTTGGTTTTGAAACATCAGTAAATGATAAACAAATATTTCAACCATATTTTAAGTTTGCAGATGATGATATAACTTTAGATATAGATACAGCTACTGCAGGTACTGGAGTTACTTGTACAACATCAGCATCTTATTTTACTTCAGGTTATGTAGGTATGGTTATTAGATATCATGGAACTGAACTTACAATTACTGGATATACATCTCCTACACAAGTAACAGCAACACTTAAAGATGATATATCAATAGAGTTAGATGATGATCCTTTTGCAACAAAACAAGGATCAGGAGTAGTAAGAGTTACTCATGTAGAACATGGATTTAGTAATGGTGCATCTATTGTTATAGCAGGAGCAGAAGATATATTTGATACAGATGGTAATGGTTTAGCATCAGGTAATCTTAATGGTACATTTACAATATCAGTTATAGATAATAATCATTATGAATTTACAGCAGGAAGTAGTGATACTGCAACTGAATCTGTAGATGGTGGTGGAGTAAGAGTTACTATATCAGGCCATCCTCCTACAAGACAATGGGATGAACAAGTATTTTCACAAGTAAATGGTTTTCCACAAACTGTAACTTTTCATGAACAAAGATTATTCTTTGGTGGTGTTCTTGCATTACCTGATGGAGTACAAGCTAGTAAGGTAGCAGACTTTTTTAACTTTGATGTAGGAGATGCAGAAGATGCAGATTCTGTACAAATCCAAATTGGATCAGATCAAGTAAATGAAATAAGACATTTAGTTTCAGGAAGAAGATTACAAATACTTACAAGTACATCAGAGTTTTTTATGAAACCTGAAGTATCTAAACCTATTACTCCTACTAATATACAAATCATTAGACAATCTACATTAGGTTCACAACTAAAAGCTAAACCAAGAATATTTGATGGTGCTACTATCTTTATGCAAAACAATGGCAAAACAGTTAGAGAATATTTATACAGCACAGGTAATGATGAATTTACTTCTAATAGTATTTCATTGTTATCAAGTCATTTAATTACAAATCCAATAGATTCTGCACAAATAACTGCTATTGAAAACAGAACTGAACAATTATTTTTTTTAGTTAATACAGATGGATCACTTGCAGTATTTACTTCTCAAAGAGCAGAGAAGATAGCAGGATGGGTATTGTTTGAAACAGATGGTAGTTATACTTCTGTAGCATGTACAACTGCTGGTATATATGTAGCAACTTCAAGAACTATAAATGGTGTTACTAAATATTCATTAGAACAATTTGCATCACAATCTTTTGATGTACCTACAGATTACACAGTTACTAAAACTATATCAGGAAGTTATCAACCACATGGAACACCATTAACTAAAGGTGCAGTATCTTCTTCTACAACTTTTATAGCAGATGGATTTACAAACAATCCACCAAGTCAATCAGAGCAATTCCAGTTTGGAGGAACTGGTACTACATATGTAATACAGAGTGCAACTTCTACTGGTACTAGTGGAGAGTACACAATTGTTGTAGATGCAGCAGTTACACAAGCAGATAACACAGCGTTACAATTTGTTACCAGTAAATCTTTTTCAGGATTAACAACACATATAGGCAAAGAAGTATTTGCAACTGCAGGTTCTACAGAGGGAGGTGCTATATATTTCTTTGGTAAAGGAACTGTTAGCAGTAGTGGTAATGTAACATTTACTACACCAACAAGTGCAGCAGATATAGGAATAGATTATACAACTGATGTTCAAACCCTACCAATTGACTCAACTATACAGAGTGGTCAGCTTACAGGTTTTCCTAGAAAAATAGGTAAAGCAATTGTTGAGTTATCTACAACTTATAATATACAAGTAAATAGTAATGATATATTACTTTTAGATGGTACAAATAATCCGAGTCTTGGACTCCCTAATTTTACAGGAAAGAAAGAGGTATATACATTGGGCTATAGTTTAGAACCAAACTTAACAATTTCACAATCAGCTCCATTACCATTTAGAGTATTGGGCATAACAACAGAGGTATATTACTAATGTGCGCTCCAGTCGTATTTACAGCTATGGGAGCAAGTGCTTCAACAGCAGCAACTTTAGCAGCAGTATCACAGATAGGTTTAATAGCTGGTGGTACTATGATGAGCATAAATGCTCAAAAACAAGCTATGGCTTATCAGCAGCAACAAGCAGCATTACAAAGACGACAATACAAAATGCAGGCAGACGCAGCTACTTTAGAAGCTACTGAAAAAGAATTAGAAAGAAAAAGAAAATACAATTCACAATTATCTACTAATAGAGCATTACTTGCTCAAATGAATATTACTCCTGACTCTGCATCTAGTAGAGCATTCTTTAAAGCAAACAAAGAAACTATGAAACGAGATGTAGAAAGAATTAAAATGGCAGGAGTAGAGAAAAGATTAGCAGCTATGTATGGAGTACAACAAGCTGATGTTATGAGTAGTGCTGCTAAATCTAAATATAAAATGGGTGTTGTTTCTACAATAGGTAGATCATTACTTGCATCAAAACCAATCGCACAAGAGGGGCAGTTATTCGGATATACTACTACAACATAATATGGCATTAAAAAAAGAAGATAGATTATTTGGTTATAGTGAAAAGATTGGAGTCAATCGTGGTGGTGGTTTTCAATTTGCATCACAAGTAGCACAATCACAAGCTAATGATATTGACAATCTTGTTGGTAGATTTGCAGATGCAGGTCTAAAAGACTTACAACAATTTGGAGAAGATGAAGCAAAGAAAGCCCTTGAAATGTATGACTTTGGTTCTGAAGAAATTAAAGTAACTAATGCAGTTACTAAAGAAGAAGAATCAATTTACATACCTAGTAAAGTAGAAATACCAGATACATTACCTAAAACTAAAACTGCAATAGAAGCATTTGAAAAAGGTATATACAAAGAATACGAAAGAGAAATAATTAGTGCTATGGAAAAGATAGCAGTAGATGAAAGAAAGATTGCTTTAACTAATTATAGATCAGGAACAGAGTATGAAGATATTGTTGATAGTAAATTTAAAATGGTATTAGAAAATGTAAATCCAAAATTTAAAGATTTAGCTGAAAGAACAGGAACAAGTTTAATTAATCAACATGGTTCAGTTGTAGTAAGTAATTATAATTCATTTCAAAGAAATGTAAAAAATTCTAAATTTTCTTCAACACATACTAATATGAAAAATTCTATTATGGAAATGTCATTACATTTAGGAGGCAATCATCCAAAAGTAAAACTAATGATGAAAGAATATGAAGATTTAGTTACTACAGCAAAAAATGGAAATGTAGTAGATGCAGTGGCAAATGGAGATAGATTTATATCTGAAATGGAAATGGTAGGTAAGATTAATAATCTTTTTTCTAAATATACAATATCTAATGTAAGTACAGCATCTCCATCAGAATTAAAAATGGCAGCAGAAAATTATTCTAATATATCTTTATTATTAATGGGAGGATCAACACAAGAAGTAACTCTTAAACATATGGATGGCGATAAAGTTATTGAAACAACTATAGACAGAGAAACAATTAATAATCTTGCAGGTAAGTTTCCTAATGTAATAAATGATTTAGAAATAGTATATAACAAAGCATCTAATAGAATATTATCTAAATACAATGCAATAAAAACTTCACAAAGTTCTACTATTCGTTGGGGATTAAATGTAGAAAATGCAAAGAATGGATTTACTTCAGGAGAATATGATTCTACTGCAAAAGAAAGACGAGAAGATTGGAAAAATCCTGATACTATAAAAGTATGGATTAGTAGTTTTAATCAAACATATCCTAATAATATTATTAATGAACAAGAATTATCTGATCCAAGTTCTAATCCTGAAAAATATTTTAAGTTTATAAAATATGTTGCTCATATAGATAGTTCATTACCAACAGAATTATATACTCAAATCAATGATGGCTACAAAGATTTTAATCCTAGAAATATCAAAGCTATGAGAGATGCAAGTCTTGTTAGTTTTCTTTTAAACAAACCTACATTTTATACAGATGATAATGGACAATCTATTCAAGTAAATAAAGGTGGAATAAATAAATTTGGTTTTGATAAAGAAGCTATAGATAATATGATTACTATTGAACAAGCATTATTACTTAATCCTAATATAGATGAAGTTATAAAAGAACAAAAAGAATTTAAAGATAAGTTTGGTCAAATAGATCAATTAACTTTAGGTACAGCTATTTCTACTATATCAGGTGGTAAATATAAATCTCCAACAGCAATAGATGACGAGATATTAAATATTATAGATAATACATTAGATACTAAATTTCTTAAAGATGTTACCTTTCCTACTATTTTATATGGTGCAGTTAAAGAAGAAATACATCAAGGAATATTATCAGGTAATATAAGATTTACAAAACTATCACATTTAGAACCTCATGTAGAAAATGCATTAGGAAAAGTTATTTCAGGAGAGGGAGTTTTTGGACAATCTAAAATAGGATATAGTGCTTTTACATCTGTAAGTTTAGATAAAGGCGAATATCAAGAAGCTGTAAAGTTTGTACCTAATCCTCCTGAATTAAGATATGGAGTACCAGTTACTGATGAAAAAGGTAATACTACATTAAGTACAGAATATATGAATGATAGTATTATGGATATGTTTAAAAACTCTAATGAATTTGATTTATATAAAAATTTCAAACCTGAAGTTGGTAAAAATATTTATTTAGAAGCTATACAAAAAGATAATACAAGATATCCTAGTTACTATGTAGTGTTTGTTAATCAAGATGGTAAAGCAGATTATTTACAAAATGAAGATGGATTACTTATGACATATAATCCAAAAGGAGATTTTGAAAACTATAAAGCACAAAATGATATAACTGATGTACAATATAATAACTTCAAAGACTTTAAAGAAGAAAGAATAGTTAATCTTAATACATCAGCACCTACAAAGAAAAGAAAAGAAACTAGAGATAATCCACCTGAACCTATTAAAATAGGAGAAATAGTATCAGATGCAGCAAGTGCTGCTGGAGCTGCAGTTGTAGATTTCTTTACAGCAGATGGAATCAATATCAAAGAAGCTACTATAGAAGAATTACAAGCCGAGTTAAGTGCATTAAAGATTAAAAAGAAATCTAAAGGCAATAAAGAATTAGCAAAAGCAATACAGGCAGAAATAAATGGCAGAAGATAAAATTATACCAGAAGCTGCTACTGGGGCATTTGATGAAAAAGAATTAAATATTATAAATGCCATAGAGCAAGACAATACTTTACTTCCCTCAAACTTACAAAGACCAATAAGATATGATTCAGGTTTCATGTCTGATGTTGTTGATGAATGGAATCTATCTTGGATAGGTCAAATGATGGAACAAAAAGATTATGATATGGGTTGGATGGGTATGCCTATAGATCAAAGTTATGATCCTTATCTTCCTGAAAACATACAAGGGTATGAGCAGTTTGCATCTAAATTTACTGAAGTAAGAAACAAAGGTCATCATGATTTTCTTAAAGCAAAGATAGATAAAAATATGGCTAGAAGAAATAGATTAGATAGTAGTGAAAGAGGTATCTTACCAGCTTTAGTTGCAGGTCTTGGCGATCCTATAAATTATATTCCTATACCTTTTGTAAAAGGATTAACATTTGCAGGTAGAGCAGTTAAGGGTGGAGCTGTTGCATCAGGTTTAGTTGGTGCTACAGAACCAATAAGAAGATCACTTGATCCTACTTCTAGTAATGCAGAAACAGGAATGTATCTTGGTGGATCATTTATTCTTGGTGGTTTATTTACAGGTTTTCTTGGTAAGTCAGGAGCAAAGATAGCAAAAGAAACAATTGGTAAAAAAGGTGGTACTAAAAAAATAGGAGAGAAAGTATTTGAAGCACACGCATTTAATGATGGTAGAAAAGACTTTGAAGCCACAGGATTTAATTACAATGTAGGAGATGATGTTGGAAATGTAAGAGTTGTTTATAATAAAAATCCTAAAAATAAATTAGTATCTATTACAGGTAAAGCAGATAAAAAAGTAATGTCTGTAGATTATGCAAGAATTAGAAACATATTCCAAAATAGCAAACACCTTGCAAGTAAGATTAGAGGTGTTGCACCATTACCTAAAAAGTTTTTTAAAACTGCAGATGACTATATGCAATTCCTTATGAAGAAAGAAGTATTAAGAACAGTTTATGGTAAGTCAGCATTTAAAAGATTAAAAGATGAACCACTAGCATCTTATGAAAATAGATTAAACAATGCAGCATATAAAGAACTAACAGAGTTTAACAAAGCAGATTTATCTACACAAGCAAATGGATTTTTCAAATGGGTAGAATCATGGACTAACTATGGATCAGTTATAAATAAAAAGAAACTTAAAGATCATTACTATGCAGAACAAATGATGAGGTTATCAGGAGATTATGGAACTAAATCAAGAGCAGCCAAAGATGGATATACATTTGGTGGATCAGCTTTATTAGAAGCACAAACATATTGGATTCCAAAAATGGGAGAAGCATTAAAAGGTATGTCAGATGACTTTGTAGAATTTAGAACAGGTCAAGCTAATTCTAAAAAAATATTAGATATGAATATTAATAAAGGTGGTATTAGATTTGGAGATGCAGTTAGAGATGCAAAAGATAAAGTGTTAAGAAGAAATACTAGACAACCTAATGAGATAACATTTGATGAATATAAACGAGAAATATTTATGGGTGTTGTTGATGATAGAGTTTATTCTAAACTTAATAAAACACAAAAGAAATCAGTAGATAGAGTTAGAAAATTTTTTGCAGATTATGAAGTAGAGTTAAGAGAACAAGGTATGTTTGCATCTCAACAATCATATGCAAGAAGAATGAAAATATTAGAGGGGCAGATAGCAAAGTTTAAAGAAGCAAAAGCAACAGCTAAATTTAATAAAGCACAGCTAGATGAATTAGATGTTCTTATAAGACAATCAGAAAAAGAGTTTAGATATATTAAAGATGATTTAATACCTGCACTTAATAGAGATGAACCTATATCTCCACCATTTGAAATGGGTAGAAACTATGTATTAAGAATGTACAGAACAGATAAAATGTATGAGGATAAAGATGAGTTTATAAAAATTTTAGCAGATCATTTTTTAGAAAATCCTATTGTAGTTAAAAGAGGTAAAGAATTTATGACTGATACTTCTTTAGAAGCTAGAATGAAAAGAGCAGAAGATGTTTATAATAAAATTATGGATGAAGATGCTGTTGATGCTGATGGTTTGTTTGGAATAGGTAGGCAAAAAGATGGCAGCATTAAAGCAGGAGTTAGACCTCTTATGTCAAGATCACTTAATATTCCTACATGGAAGATAGCTAAATTTGTAGAGAATGACATAGAGTTTTTAATGCGTCAGTATCAAATCAAAGTTTCTAATGCACTAGAAATATCTAAAAAGTTTGGAGATCATCATATGGCAGCCGAACTAAAAGAGATGCACTTTAGATTAATTAGAGATGAAATGAAAACTGCAAAAGATAAAACTAAAATTAACCAAGTGTTAAATGCATTTGAAGATGAAAAAGATAAGATGTTAGGTTCTATATCTTTAGAAGATCCATCTTCTGTAAGTAAAAGAACAGCAGCGTTTTTAAGAGATTGGGCAAGTTTAGCATTTATGGGTAAAGTTGTTTTCTCTGCAGTAGTAGATGCAGCAAGACCTATAATGGTCAATGGTGCAGCAAGAACATTTAAGAATGTAATTAAACATCAAATAGGAAATCCATCAGTTAATAAAGCTGTAGAAAATTTAAAATATATGGGTGTTGCACCTGATGTTGTATTAGGTTCTGCTAGAAAAAGAATTATAGAAGATGGTGGTTATGTAGGTAGAGGTAAATCTTGGATAGGTAGAAAGTTTGATAAAGTTGCTGATATGTTTAATAATGCACAAGCTCCTTTCTATTTTGTAAATGGTCTTACTCCTTGGACTCAAATGATGAAAGAACATAGTGGTCTTGTTTCTGCTCATAGATTTATAGAAGATTCAAATAAATGGGCAAAAGGTACACTAGATGATTTTGGTAAAGAAAGATTAATTAGTTATGGTATTGATGAAAAAACTGCAAAGCTAATTGCAAGTATGCCATACGAAAATTTAGATGGTTTATTTACAGCTAATGTAAGACAATGGGGAACTAAAACAGGTGGAACTGTAGCAGCAAGAAAGTTTAGACAAGCTGTTCATGCAGATGTAAGTAGAACAATTATTACACCACAAGTAACTGACCAGTTTAATATGATGCATGGTGTATTAAGAGTTAATAATGAAGATACTGCAAAGTTTTTAGATAATGGTTTTTTTAGAATGTTTGGTTATCAAAAAACAGAAAGAGGTGGTAAATTTAGTAATGCATATATTGGATTACCTTTTCAATTTTTTTCATGGGCAGTTGCAGCTAATAGAAAATTAGTAATATCAGGTTTATCAGGTAGAGAACAAGATGCTATTAGTGGTGTATTTGCTATGATCTGTATGGGTATGTTTGGAGATTATTTAAAGAATCCTAGATACTGGAGTCAAAAACCTTGGGAAGAAAAAATTATTAGAGGTGTAGAATTATCAGGTGTTGCAGGTTTATTCACAGATATGAACTTTATTACAGAAACTATATCAGGTGGTATGTTTGATCATGCAGTAGGTATAAGACCAGCTTTAGGATTAGATTTAAGATTTGGTAATCCTGATATGGCAGATGCTATAGGAGAATTTACTGGTGCTGGGCCAAGTAT